AGATGGCGAAGTAAAACGGGCTAAAATTAACCCATCACAAGCCGAGCCAGTGAAGAAAATAGTGGACGAAACAGGCGTTGTGATTGAGAAAATCTACAATCCTAGCGTTGGTAAGTACGATGTGTGCGTATCGACTGGCCCAAGCTACATGACTAAACGTCAAGAGTCACTTGATGCCATGAGCCAATTGTTGCAAGGCAACCCACAACTATGGCAAGTGGCTGGCGATTTATTTGTTAAAAACATGGATTGGCCTGGCGCACAAGAGATGGCTAAACGCTTTGCTAAGACTATCGATCCTAAACTACTAAGCGATGCCGACGAAGACCCAGCATTGCAAGCAGCACAGCAACAACTTGAAGCTATGGGCCAAGAGCTAGACCAATTGCACGGTATGTTGCAAAACGTCAGCAAGTCTATGGAAGCGCAAGACATGGCAATTAAAGAACAAGAGGCTAACATTAAAGCATACGACGCTGAAACTAAACGTATCAGCGCAGTGCAGGCAAGCATGTCACCTGAACAAATCCAAGACATCGTTATGGGTACAGTTCACGGCATGATGGACAGCGGTGACTTAATTGGCGAGATGCCTGGTAGAGAAATGCCAAACGAAGGGCTAGAACAGCCTGAAGGCATGATGCCTGAAGAACAAATGCAACCTGAACAACCAATGATGCCACCCGAAGGACAAATATAATGAAAGCCTGTGACTTTGTAGGAATACTATTCTTAGCTAGAGACGTGACGCACTCCGTCCACCTAAACACTAGAAGCTACTCTAAGCATAAGGCTTTGCAGAAGTTTTATGAGAGCATAATTGATTTAGCAGACGGTTTTGCTGAAGCCTACCAAGGCCGCCACGGTTTGATGGGGCCGATAACGCTTCAGTCAGCTAAAAAAACTACAAATATTATTGATTTTTTACAGAATCAACTAGAAGAAATAGAAGCTGATCGATACAAAATATGCGACGAAACAGATTCTCCAATACAGAATATAATTGACGAAATTATAGGCTTATACCTATCAACCTTGTATAAATTGAGGTTCTTAGCATGAACGTCTATACCTCACAAACTCAATTTGGCAAAACTGAAGATTTTGCTTTACAAGTGGCTAGAGGACAAATCCCTGGTCATTCAGCCATATCAATATTTGGATATAATCCTGACGTAGATACAACTGAAGAATCAATTTGGCCTGATGGCGGCACAGTGCCTCACCCAACCTTGGCTTCCGTGCTTAAAATAAGCTCGTCTAGTGCGGACGATACTTCAGCAGGTACTGGCGCAAGAACTGTCACTATAGTGGGACTTGATGGAAGCTATAATCAAGTTAGCGAAAGCATAACTTTAAATGGACAAACAGCAGTTAACACAACGAACAGTTATCTTTATGTAAATGGATTTTATGTAGCTTCAACTGGATCAAACGGTGCAAACGCAGGTAATATTAATGCAGGCACAGGCGTAGTAACTGCGGGCGTCCCTGCTGTATTATATGACATTATCGCAACAGGGTATAATAACCGCACTACCGCACATTATTGCGTTCCAGCGGGTTACACAGGCTACTTAACTACAGGTGTTATTACTACAGGGCAAGCCTCAGGGTCAACTTCTGTAACGGCGTTTTTAAAACAACACGGCCAAGATGGAATTGTTCGTGTGGGTGCGGTATCTACGCTTAACAACGGGTCAGTGCAGTATGATTTTTCATACCCGTATATAATTTCAGAAAAAAACTGTGTAGGCGCCTCTGCAATAGGTTCTGCGGCAAATAACTCTGCAAGTGCATTTTTTAATATTGTTTTAATTAAAAATTATCAGGATTAATCATGGCAAACTATAAATATTTAGCAGCAACAGACCAAACTAAAGTAGGCGCCGGCAAACTATACGGCATTTTTGTATCAACAACATCAAGTGGTACAATTACTGTATACGATAGCGCTACATCAAGCACTAGCGACGGTAAGATTGCAAATACCATTACAGTAGCTGCGGGTACACAGTATCTTAGCTTTCCGTCAGGCATTTGGTTTAGCAACGGCCTTTATATCGTACTTGCTAACACCGCAACCTTTACAGTTGTCTACGAATAGAATATATTAAAAATGTACTGGTGCATTTCACCAGGGTTTCTAAGGAAACAAAATGAGTGAAAACCAAGAAGTAGAAGTATTAGCGGAAGTACCCGCGCCAGTAGATGAAGTTACGACAGCTCCTGAAACTGTAGCACAAGATGTAGAAGTGTCGGAAGAAAAGCCAGCAGAAGCAAGCAAGACATTCTCGCAAGAGGAACTTGATGCTGCGATTGGCAAACGCTTGGCAAGAGAACAACGTAAATGGGAAAGAGAACGTGCTGCACAGGCTTCAACCCCTGCGACGCCTAGAGACCTTCCTGCGCCTGAGCAATTTGAAACAGTAGAAGCATACGCCGAAGCATTGGCAGTGCAAAAAGCTGAACAACTGCTTGAGCAAAGAGAGCAACAAAGGCAACAGCGTGAAATCTTAGAGACCTACCACGATAGAGAAGAAGAAGCCCGTGCTAAGTATGATGACTTCGAGCAAGTTGCATACAACCCCAGTGTTCCTATTACTGACGTGATGGCCCAATCCATTCAGGCATCTGATGTTGGCCCCGAACTGGCTTATTACCTAGGGACTAATATTAAGGAAGCTGACCGGATTGCTCGGTTAGCGCCAATCTTACAAGCTAAAGAAATTGGCCGACTTGAAGCAAAAATCGCTAACGAGCCGGTAATTAAGAAAACAACTAGCGCACCTGCGCCTATTTCGCCTGTCACGGCTAAAGGTAACGGTTCACCAGCGTACGACACGACTGACCCTAGGTCAACTAAGTCAATGTCAACGTCTGATTGGATTGCTGCTGAAAGAGCTAGACAAGCTAAGGCATGGGAAGCGAAAAGAAACCGCTAACTTTTAATAAGGAAACATCATGTCAAACTCAATCTTAACCATTGATATGATCACTCGTAAAGCCCTAGAAATCCTAGAGAATAACCTTGTGATCACACGTAACGTAAATCGTCAATACGACGATTCTTTCGCCGTTGAAGGCGCTAAAATTGGTTCTACATTGCGTATCCGTTTACCGGATCGTGCTTTAGTAACTGATGGCGCGGCTTTACAAGTGCAAGATGATAACGAGCAATTCACAACATTGACCGTTGCATCACAAAAACACATTGGCGTTAACTTCACATCAGCTGAGTTAACAATGCAATTAGACGATTTTGCAGAACGTGTATTGAAACCACGTATCTCACAATTGGCTTCTAGCGTTGATGCTGACGTTGCTAATGCTTACAAATCAATCTACAACTCAGTAGGTACTCCAGGCACTACACCTTCAACTTCATTAGTATTGTTGCAAGCTCAACAAAAACTAAACGAAGGCGCAGCTGTTATGTCTCCACGTTACGCAACTGTTAACCCAGCTGCCAACGCGGGCCTAGTTGAAGGTATGAAAGGTTTGTTCAACCCAACTGACACTGTTTCACGTCAATTCCGTAACGGTATGATGGGCATGGGCGTATTAGGCTTCGAAGAAGTTAATATGTCTCAATCTATCAAACAACACACCACTGGTACTCGTTCTACTAGCGATACTATCTTAGTAAATGGCACTGTAACTACAGAAGGCCAATCTACTATCAGCATCGATGGCGGTACAGGTTCAGCTACAGTTACTGTAGGTGACGTGTTCACTATTGCTAACGTGTTTGCAGTTAACCCACAAACTCGCGAGTCAACCGGTTCATTGCAACAATTCACTGTAACTGCTGCTAACACTGCTTCAGGTGGCGCTTGGACTAACATCGCTGTTTCACCAGCTATGTACACTCCAAACAACGCTTTGGCAACTATCAACGCTTTCCCTCAAGACGGCGCAGCTATCACCTTTGTTGGTGCAGCTTCTTCTCAATACGCTCAAAACTTGGTATACCACAAAGATGCAATCACTTTCGCGACTGCTGACTTGTTATTACCACAAGGCGTTGATATGGCTTCACGTCAAGTACACAACGGTATCTCTCTACGTGTTGTCCGTCAGTACGACATCAACAACGACCGCTTACCTTGCCGTATTGACGTTCTATATGGCTATGCAGCAGTTCGTCCACAAATGGCAGCCCGTATTTGGGGTTAGTCTAGGTAATCCCCGCTTCGGCGGGGGTTTCGCAATTTATTAAGAAAAGGAAAATATCATGGCTCTAGCAAATGGTGCAGGCGGTTATCAAGTTGGTGACGGTAACTTAAGCGAAGTAATTTTAGGTACTCAAACGGCTCCAGTAGCTAAAACAGCAGCGGCTACATTCACTGCGGCTGAATTAGCAACTGGTCTTATTACTTACACTGGTGCGGCAGTAAACTTAACAGTTCCACTAGGTACTGATTTAGATTCTGCTTTCACAAGCATGAAAGTAAATAGCTCTTTTGATTTTTCAATCATCAATATCGGCGGCACTAACGCTGGTACTGTAACTGCTAACACAGGCTGTACATTAGTAGGTGTTGCTGCTGTTGCTGCAAACTCTGCTTGTATTTGGCGCGTTCGCAAAACAGGCGATGCTACTTACGTGTTCTATCGTATAGCAGGTTAATGAAATACCTCCGCCCTTCGGGGCGGAATTTTAAAAGGATATAATCATGGCAAATACAAAAGCTACAGGCGTTGCGTATTTAGATCCAGGCTTTGATAACGTACAGTTCAAGCTATATACTGTTGCTACCCTTCCTACCGCGTCTACAGCTATTGCTGGTACACGCGCGGCGGTTAGTGACTCTAATGCTGCTTACACTGCCGGTATCGGTGCTGCTGTTGCTACTGGCGGTTCTTATGTTGTTCCAGTATTCTGTAACGGTACTGCTTGGCTAATAGGCTAAAATATAGGGGGCCTAGGCTCCCTATTTAATTAACGGAAAAAACATGCCAACCATATATTTAAGACACCCCGTTCATGGTACTAAAATAGCTACTATGATTGAGGAAGCTGAAGCTGATGCACAAAACGGATGGATAGAGTATAATCTTGATACGCCAATTAAAACTGAAGCTAAGGCTGAAGTTAAAGTTGAAGCGGCTCCCGTCAATACGCTGGATGTCAAACGACGTAGAAAAGAATAAGGAGCCGTAATATGGCCACTACCGCAGGCGATCAAATTAATGGAGCGTTACGATTACTTGGCATTTTAGCCGAAGGCGAAACTCCATCTGCCGCAACCTCACAAGACGCTCTATCCGCGCTAAATCAAATGATTGATAGCTGGAATACTGAGCGTTTATCCGTATTCTCTACCCAAGACCAAATTGTGACTTGGATACCTAACACTAAAACACATACTTTAGGGCCGTCAGGCGACACTATAGGCAACCGTCCTATCTTAGTAGACGACGCGTCATACTTCCGTGACCCATCAAGCGGTATATCATTCGGCATTAAACTAATCAATCAACAACAATACGATGGCATT